CCGGCAGAAGCAGAAAAAGCTTATTATGCTTCCATCGGAAACAATGATCTGGCAGCCTGAGTTCACAGATAAAACACTCTCCAGGAAAATCGGGGCGGTTCATACTGAATTGCAAACTGGCTTTCCTTAGCCCATGTCACCGTCTGTTCAGTCAATGCTCCGCAGAATAACTGCTCCTGCTGTTTAACGAATTCAACGATATTGCTCATGCAGCTTCTCCATAAATATGTCTGCGTTTGAATATTGCGAAGGCATATTCAGCCTTAACTCTTTCGGTTATTGCATCCCAGAACCATTCAGCGGCTTTTTCCTGATAGTTACAGTCATCATCTTCCAGCCAGTCGATAGCGTCCTTAGTGTGTTCATCTGGTTTATATGAGCGAAGCATTTCGCTTATTGGGTCGCAACGTTTGCAGAGGCGATCAACTTCACTGTTGATTCGTTCGTAATCATCATCGGTAAAACTTGCGATGATTTGCGATATTTCACGCTTATCATTCAGAGTCAGAATCATCATCTTTCTCCTGTTCTTTGTGCTGATTGAGCATTTCTTTCATCTGACGAATGAATTCTTCGTCTGACCAGTTATCTGTAAAACTCATTTCCTGCGATACCACGGAAGGTTGATAGCTGATTTCATCGCTTTATTTGCTTCAAGCCACATTTTGGAATCACCAATAAATCGAGCTATTACTGCTTTGTTTTGTGCCGCACGAAGCATCTGGTGATTGATGGCTATTTCATTGCGCATAACGCCTCCAGTTGTTTCTTTGCTGCTCTGATTAATTGTTTAACTCGTCGTGATAATTCAGATTCGTGCGGGTAGAAAGCGGACATGACGCCGCTACCCGCGAGCTGAAAGTGCATCATGGGTAACTCCTTATATTTGATTGCATAACGAAAACGCCTCGAGTGAAACATTATTGGTATGCGGTAAAGCCGCACTTAGTCGGCCTTGATAGTCATATCATCTGAATCAAATATTCCTGATGTATCGATATCGGTAATTCTTATTCCTTCGCTACCATCCATTGGAGGCCATCCTTCCTGACCATTTCCATCATTCCAGTCGAACTCACAAACAACACCATATGCATTTAGGTCTTTTGAAATTGCTATAAGCAGAGCATGTTGCGCCAGCATGATTAATACAGCATTTAATACAGCGCCGTGTTTATTGAGTCGGTATTCAGAGTCTGACCAGAAATTATTAATCTGGTGAAGTTTTTCCTCTGTCATTAGGTCATGGTCGATTTCAATTTCTATTGATGCTTTCCAGTCGTAATCAATGATGTATTTTTTGATGTTTGACATCTATTCATATCCTCATAGATAAAAAATCGCCCTCACATTGGAGGGCAAAGAAGATTTCCAACAATCAGAACAAGTCGGCTCCTGTTTAGTTACGAGCGACATTGCTCCGTGTATTCACTCGTTGGAATGAATACACAGTGCTTATTCGTACTAATAAAATACCCAGTTTTCTGTTTCTTGGTTGTGTCCAAAGTTATATTCAATATCTGGTGTTGATGTATCAATATTCTTCATCCCATCAACAAGAGTTGATACAACAGCCAAATCTTGTTTGATTCTCATTAAATGGTATTTCTTCCGGCGCAATAAACTTTCAATAGCAAGTTTCTTCGTTGGGAATGCAAAAGATCTTTCTGCATTTTTTGCTACTTTCTTAATTGCATATCTATTTCTCCTTTGTTTCCATTCCTGTAACCACTGATTTGGTGCTGGTTTAAAATTAACAATCCAATGCGCAGGAACCAACCATGCATAATGCTCTGTCTGATGAAAAGCTATATATTGAAGTGCGAATATTTTTATCCCATCTTCTTCAACTGTCGCCTGGAATCTCCAGAAAACAGGCATTCCATCATGTTCAGTTTCTGATTCAGGAAAAGGTACGCTCCATGATTTTGTCATATCTCACCTCAAATAAGTGGTTTGCTGCCTAATTTCATTTTCTGGCGACCAACACAAGTCACCTCGCCGTCAGTTGTTTTGATTTCCGGTAGCCTGCCGCGTAAATGGCTACGTTTGGAAGACATACACCAGTTTCTGGTTGCTTATGTCCAAACTCATTCGCGTACACAATGGCCGCTCGCTCCAGATTGCGTCTGTATTCTTTCTGTTGCCAGATCACGTCCTGTGCCATGAACTTAATTGGCTTAGCGTCTTCTATGCGCTCAGGCGTTTCGTGAGTACCTTTAGCCTGAATCTGCGCTCTGCTTAGAGTAGGGCGGTGTAATACTTCTGAACTTATTGCTTCTTCGCGGGCCAGTACGCCGTTAGCTAATGCCTTTGCCTTTAAACGCTCACGACGACGAGAACGTGAATTGCCTTTGAACTGAGTTCTGCGTGTCATATAGACCTCCTGATGAACTTTGGTGGTGAATACAGCCGGGCGACTAACTCCGGTCGCGTAATCATTGCAAAGCGCCTCCGCCGAGAAGGTTAGCTTCTGCATTCACCCCAAAGTTCACTTTGGTTATTGCGCTTTGTCAGCGCCGTAGATTCATATTCGAATCGTTGTATATTCACCGCCCTGGTGAGTAGTGCGTCCTGCTGATGTGTTTAGTATCACCGCCAGTGGTATTTATGTCAACACCGCTAGAGATAATTCATCACCGCAGATGGTTATCTGTATGTTTTTTATATGAATTTATTTTTTGAATTGGGGTATTGCTTTGGAGGGCGAGAGATCAGAATTGCGATGTTTAGTGAGTTGTATCTATTTATTTTCAAATAAATACAATTGGTTATGTGTTTTTAGGTGGGCGAACGTGAGGCAAAGAAAACCCGGCGCTGAGGCCGGGTTAATGCGTTAATGCTGGGGAGTGATTTTTTTGTTGTCTGTTGGCTGGGTATTTTGTGGCGGCGCTTGCAAAGTGGAAGGCTGTTGCAAAGGTGCGTGGTCTGACTTTAAAGCTGATACCAGCCCGGGAATAGCAACTATTACAGCGATAATGACACTAAAAATGGCTAATCGTATAGAAATACCCGACTGAACACCACTAATTGCGGTATTAACCCCTGTTATTTGTCCTTGAATTCCTTCGAATCTCCCATTAATTGCTTTTATATCGCCAGCAGCGCTATCCATCTTTCCATCGATCTTGGACGATAGAGAGCTTATGGCTGCATTAAGTGATGCAAATTGGACATTAACGCTTTCACGAGATAGAGCCATGTCAGCCCTAATGGAAGAAGCAATAGACTCCATCTCTGCTTTATTAGCAGCTAAGCGAGCATCAAGTTCCTCTCTGCTGATCGTTCCCACTTCTTCCTCCGTTTGTGGCGGTTTTATGTAATTATTTTGCACCTTGGTGGGAGAATTATCAAATTCAGCCTCAAAATCGGAACCGCCAACAACCTTCAACCTCCGGCTTTCAGATATGTTGGTGTCTTGCTTTCCATGATTATTTAAATTACTGTCGTCACTCATAATAGCTCTACGGTGAAAAATGATTCATTTTTATGAAGTTCATTTTTAGGGTCTTCATTATCTTGCAATATCCCTATAACACTATATAGCCCTTTAGCTGGGACCCTAATTTCTTTCAATGTTACTATTACCTGTCCGCCAACCCCTGTTTCAAAATGGCTATCTTTCGTATCGATGAAAAGTGAAACTGATTCCGAAGAGCCGTCAGGGAATTGAATTTCCTCACCTTTTTTTATAATTAGGTGCGCGGGGATTACCATAATACCCAAATTATATCTTGAATTTGGTTTCAACCCGATCATACCAACCCTGAAATCAATTGATAGCCGCGCAGGAAATTCATTGCATGTAAAATTAAGCGTCGGTTGGTTGGGTTCTTCGCTGCTATCAAATGGGGTTATAAAAGATATTCTTTCTAAATTAAGTGCCATAAATTCTCCTGCATCGCTGTATGCTCTACGAGCATCTCTGCGACCATCCATCATCCAAACGTCTCTTCACTCATCCGAAGAAGCAGCAATCCGGGTCAGCACGCACAAGCTCAAGCGCATCAGTCAGCGAAAGTTCAGTACTGTACTGATGCCATTTCATATCCTTCCGCATCCAATAGATTTTCCATCTATCCAGAGAACGTATGTACTTGATTCTTGCTGATGGCAGGATGTTTGTTTCACCTGGGTTGCCCTGCCACACGGGGCGCTGTTCGCCGATATCTATCGTTTGGTCATTGATGCTATAAACAATATCCAGTTCATTGCGGATATGTTCAGGCGGCCTTATGCTTTCAATGAATTGGTGAACTTCTTTTTTGACCGCTTGATATTCAAGGTCAGTGAACGCCATCTATCCTCCTCACCCAAACGTCTCTTCAGGCCATTGACTGGCGATAACTTTCCCCACAACGGAACAACTCTCATTGCATGGGATCATTGGGTATTGTGGGTTTAGTGGCTGTAAAAACACCTGACCGCTATCCCTGATCAGTTTCTTGAAGGTAAACTCATCACCCCCAAGTCTGGCTATGCAGAAATCACCTGGCTCAACAGCCTGCTCAGGGTCAACAAGAATTAACATCCCGTCAGGAAAACTGGGTTTGGAACCTGTTGGTGCGGTCATTGAGTTACCTTCAACCTCAAGCCAAAATGCAGAATCACTGGCTTTTTTGGTTGTGCTTACCCATCTCTCCGCATCACCTTTGGTAAAGGTTCTAAGCTCAGGCGAGAACATCCCGGCCTGAACATGAGAAAAAACAGGGTACTCATACTCACTTCTAAGTGACGGCTGCATACTAACCGCTTCATACATCTCGTAGATTTCTCTGGCGATTGAAGGGCTAAATTCTTCAACGCTAACGTTGAGAATTTTTGCAAGCAATGCTGCGTTATAAGCATTTAATGCATTGATGCCATTAAATAAAGCACCAACACCTGACTGCCCCATCCCCATCTTGTCTGCGACAGATTCTTGGGATAAGCCAAGCTCATTTTTCTTTTTTTCATAAATAGCTTTAAGGCGACGTGCGTCCTCAAGCTGCTCTTGTGTTAACGGTTTCTTTTTTGCGCTCATGCATTAAATCTATCACCGCAAGGGATAAATATCTAACACCGTGCGTGTTGACTATTATACCTCTAGCGGTGATAATGATTGCCTGTACTAAGGAGGTTGTATGGAACAACGCATAACCCTGAAAGATTATGCAATACGCTTTGGGCAAACCAAGACGGCTAAAGATCTCGGCGTATATCAAAGCGCGATTAACAAGGCCATTCATGCAGGCCGAAAGATTTTTTTAACTATAAACGCTGATGGAAGCGTTTATGCGGAAGAAATAAAGCCCTTCCCAAGTAACAAAAAAACAACTGCATAAGTAACACCGCTCTTTTCACAATGGACATTCGTCCTACGTCGCTGACAAAGCGAGTCCCAATATATCTGACCAACTAAGGCCATATGCGTTTCCACGCATACCTTTCAACTAGCTATTCACTATTGGAAATCTTAAGAAATGGAACAAACAAGTTACAGCAAACTATCACAGCGAGAAATTGATCGCGCTGAAACTGATTTACTCATCAACCTGTCAACGCTTACCCAGCGCGGTCTGGCAAAGATGATTGGCTGTCATGAATCGAAGATAAGCAGAACGGACTGGAGATTTATTGCTTCGGTCTTGTGTGCTTTCGGAATGGCATCAGACATCAGTCCGATTAGTAGGGCTTTTAAGTATGCGCTTGATGGAATCACAAAGAAAAAATCCCCGGTGGCCGCCGGGGACTCTAAGCAAATTGATATGCAATTCTGAGGGAATTACTGGATCAATCCACAGGAGTCATTATGACAAATACAGCAAAAATACTCAACTTCGGCAGAGGTAACTTTGCCGAACAGGAGCGTATTGAGTTTGGATTCTGGCTGGATTCGGCAGCGAGCGACAAAAATGCTCTGTGCGCTCACTGGTTAACTGAGGCCGACGACGCGCTAAATTCTGAGTGGATAAGCCACGGTGCAATCTGGAATAACCCGCCGTACAGCAATATCAGGCCGTGGGTGGAAAAAGCCGCTGAGCAGTTTGAACCGCCCCGATTTTCCTGGAGAGAGTTTTATCTGTGAACTCAGGCTGCCAGATCATTGTTTCCGATGGAAGCATAATAAGCTTTTTCTGCTTCTGC